CGAACGGCTCGACCACCTGGCGCAGCGCCGCAATCGTGCCCTTGCGCTTGTGAATCTCGAACGAGGCGCGCACCGCCTTGCGCTTGATGTCCTCCGACCATTCCGGGTCCCAGCGGTCCACGCTGCGCTCAATGGCCAGCCAGGGCAGCATGTTCGTCGAGCAATGTTCCGGCGACTTGGTGTTGCGCAGCACGTCCGCCAGCCCCGGGTTTTCCAGGCCCACTTGTGCCAGGGCCTGCTCCAGCGGCGTGCGGTTGGACGGCAACAGGCTGTCGTCATTCATCGGTGCCCCCGATCGTCACCAGCGAGCTGATGCAGTTGGCCGCCTGGTGATCGGCGATCACCACATCCGCCGCCGGCTTGATCAACTCGACCCGCTGCACCCGCGACACATGCAGCGCGGCATGGATCGCCGAACGCCGAATGTCCCGCCCCAAACGGCGCTGGGTGTTGATGTAGCGGTTTTTGGACGCGTTGGCCTCGATCAGACTCAATTCGTTTTCCGGCCCCGGGTACAGGTACAGCACCGCCTCAATTTCGTAATCAATCAGCTCGGCCGACTGCACAATCACCCGATCGCCGACCGGGCGGATGGTCTCGTCGCTCAGCGCCACGCGGATCTTGTTCAACAGGTCTTCGGTGGCCACGCCGCCATTCAGCCGGTTGAGAACGCTCACCAGCACCGTGGCCGGGCTCGGGCTGCTGGCCTTGGCATCGGCCACCCGGCCATCGGCCGACAGCGCGTGAAACTCATAGGCGCCGCTCGGCCCCGCCACGGCCATGCCTTCGAATGCCAGCAGCACCCGCTCCATCAGCGAATCGTCTTCCTCGTACTGCGCCTCGATCGGCGGCACGGCCGTGGGGTCGGCCTCGATCACGGTTAGGCGCTTGACGTTGTAGTTGGCCGCCAGGTGATCAAGGTCGGATTTGCGCGCAAAGGCCACCAGTTGCGCCTTGGCCGCGTCGTTGATCCGCGCCCGGGTCATCAGCTTTTCATAGGCCGCCCGTTCCAGCAGCTTGACCACCGGGTCCGACTCCAGGGCGGCGGTCCAGTTGCTGCCCATCAGCCCGCGAAACTCGGCTAACGCCTGCTGGTAATACTCTTCAAAGCTCAGCGCCTCGATCACGGTCGGCGCCGGCAGGCTGGCCAGGTCCAGAGTGCTCATGCGGCAACCTCCATATCAATCGGCACATCGTTGAAGGTGCCGCGCAAGCGAAAGCGCACTTGCCCATCCAGCACCGCCACCACTTGGATGCTTTCCAGTACCAGGCGTTTTTCCCAGCGCCCAAGGGCGCGGGCCGCCTCGGCCTGCACGGCGCTTTTCCAACCGGCGTTAACCGGCAGGTCGACGAAGCGGCGCACCTTGCTGCCGTACTCGGGCAACATCACCCGCGAGCCCAGCGGCGTGCCGAGGATGTCGGCAATGGACTGGCGCAAATGCTCGATGCCCGAGATCGGCAACCCTGTATGGCGGTCCATTCCGATCATGGGTTTACTCCGGCAAGCGCTGGAAAGCCGGGTCGTTGTCGAGGAACGCCAGCGCCTCGGCGTCGGCACTGCTGACCGTGACCTTGCCGGCGACTACCGCATGCTGCCGGTCGCTGTTCATGATCAGGGTCCGCGAGGTGAACGCAGTGTCCCGGTAAGTGATCGGCCGCGGGCTTTCCGCCTCGACCTTGGGGGTAGTGGGATTGGCCACAGGTTTTCTCCAGGTAACAAAAAGCCCGCACGCGGCGGGCTGGTTGAAGAGTTAAGTTTTAGTGCTGGTGGTTTGGCGTGTTGCCGGCGGTGTCGATGATTCGGGCGCCGCCCAAAATGTCGCCCGTTACGCGTAACAGCCCATTGATTTGCACGTCACCATTAAGCTGCGCAGGACCGTCCAAGGTGATATGCCCGGACTTCACCTTCACGGTGTTGTCCGCCACGGTCAGGTCCGAGCCGGCAACCTGAATCGCAACAGTGCCAGACGGCAAGACAATGCTGTATCGCTTGGCTTGCCAGTCGTAGGTCAACGAACCGCCGTCGTCGAACAGCCAGCGCTCGACATGGTCGCGGGTGTCCGGTGGCGGTCCCGCGTTGCCGTACAGCCCCGCCACAAAGGTGCCTTGTGACACGTCACCGCTGGTACTGATCAGCGCGCCCTGCTCGTTCATGCTGGGCACCCGCCAGTGCCGCGCCTTGCCGGCGGCCAGGCTGTGCCAACGCACCCAGGCGCTGACCCATTCGCCGTCCGAGACCCGGCACACCGGCGGTACCGCCGCCAGGTCCAGGGCGACCACGTAGCACGGCTTCACCAGCCCGGCCAGCATGCGGTCATGCTCGGCGCCGGCGTAACTCATGCGTCCTCCAGTGCCACCAGCGGCGCGTCAGGATCCACCGCGCCCGGGTGAATGGCGAACAGCAGCGTGCCGGGCGGCTCATCCGGCCAGGGCCATTCGATCTCACCAAGGTAGATCTGCTGAGTCCATTCCACGACCCAGACGGTGTAACCATCCAGTTCGGGTTTGGTCCAGTCCTGCGAGGCCTGAATGAACTCGGCCGGCTCCACCGCCAGCCCCCAATTTTGCATGCGCAGCAGCACGGCAATTTGCGCGGCCAAGTGCGCGGCCTTCTGTTGATGATGGGCCTGCTCAGGCGCCACGATAACCCGCGCCTCAAACTTGGCCACCAGCGTCGTCTCGCCGGTACCGATGTCTCGACCCGGTTCCAACTCGGCCAGCTCAAGAAACACCGCCGGCAGGGCCACCCGATCCCGGATATCCGGACAGGTCGCGATGTACTGCACCGCCGGCAATGCCTCGCGCAGATGTTGCTCGATCGCACTGTAGAGTTGATCCAGGCTGAATGGCTGATCAGACACGCGAGCTCCCCTTCAAAGATTTCTGCAGTTCAAAATTCAGCTCTTGCTTGAGCACCACCAGCAGGCGCTCATTGGCCCGCCGGGTCCAGGAATCGAAATGTGGACGAACGTCTTCGAGCGAAACCTTGGCTTTCGCCAAGGGGAATCGGTTGTCGTTTTCCGAGATCCATCCAGAGCGAGGACCCGCTCCGGGGGATGCGTGAGTATCTGGGTAATCATCGGCAGAAAATTGCTTGCTGCCGGTGCGTATCCAGATATCGGCCCGACTGCCGTAAACCCGTTTGAAGAACGCACCCCGGTACCGACGACCAGCCACCGACACGCCGGCCTTGCCCTGCCGAGGTCGACCGATCCGACTGGCTTCGATGGGGTTAATACCGAACCAGAGTTTGCCCTGGCCGGTATCGCCCTTGACCGGGTAGCTGCGCAGCCGTTGCCGCACGGCAGCCACCGCGATGCGCTCCTGTTTACCGACCGTGCGTGCGATCTGGGTGCGCAACCACCCCAGAGTCTTGTTGATCGCGCGCCGCTGGGCATTTGCTGCAGCCTTCGGCACCCGTGCGGCAAACTCCTGGAAGTCTTGAAGATCGGAGGCTGAAGGCTGCAGCGTGATCATCGCGCTGTTGGCGGATGTCTTGTAATAACTCCCAACACTCATGCCTGCATCCTCAATATCAGTGCCACCAGACCATCCCCGCCCGGTTCGACATTGACCAGCGTGTAAACGCCGCCGCCATCCAGCGCCGGCAAATCGATACGCACCGTCTGCGCCTTGTCCACCCCATCGGCGTCGGCCACACGAATGACGAAGCGCGGTTCCCGCAAGCCGGTGTTCAGCCGCCCCATCTGCGGCTGAAGCCATGGGGCAGAGAACATGCCCAGGACCTGGCGACCTTCGATGTAACCAGTGTCAGCCAGGGTGTCGAACACGGTGCTGTCGATGTCATCGACCAGGTCCCGAAAGCTCATGGTCAGAGTTCCAAGAGGATCTGCGCGCGCGGTCGCGTGCACAGGTGCAACGGGTTGGACTGGGCTTCACCGGCCATGCCTTTGTTGAACGGCAGCGGCTCGATCATGCTGTAGTACGGAATGCCCTGAGTGTTGACCGTCTCCATGTAGTCAGCTGGTGCAAACGCCGAGATGTACAGATCAGGCACACCTTCGGGAATCAGCAGCGCTTTGTCGTCGTGGACGAACGACACACCCGCGACCTTGCCACGGTAGCGTTCCCAGATAATGCCGCCAAACTCGAAGCTCTCCCGGGCATCACCACGCAAGGCCGCCGCCTGCTGACTGTTGAGGTAGGTCTCTTCAACCGATTTATGAACGATCAGCTTGTTCCAGAAGTTCTTGCCGCAGAAGGCGCGGGAACTGGTACTGGTCACACTGCCGAGCGCATCCTCCTGCATGTCAAGCGCTTCGATGCATTTAACCCTGAGCTTCGTGTTCTGATCAGCCAGGCCCATAGTCAACTTCTGACGCTCGACGCCAAAGCGATCGTAAATATTCAACAGCGGCGTCTGGCCATCGGCGTCAAGGATCAGGCCATTCAGGGCGCCCATGCGCTGAAATTCGTGCGTCGCATCCAACTGACGACGCGCTTTGGCCAAGCGTGCATTGACCACGTCTTGTACGGCCTGCAACTCAGTGCGGGTACCAAAGGCACGAATACCTTGGATCTCGTCGGCCTTGATGGTGAAACGTTCTGGCAGGTGAACGGTATTGAAAGGAATTAAGCTGCGCTTGCTGGCCGCGACCACCAGGCCGGAACTGCCCCGCTCACCGGCAGGCACCAGCGCCAAGGTGTCACCGTCCTTTTCGATCTGCACCGTCAGGGTGGTGATGCCTTCCTCTCGGAACAGACCCAGACCACTGATGCGGCCCGGCAGGTAAGGTTGATCGTTGAGTGCAGCAGTCAGCGCGGTCACGGTAAACGCTTCGTCGTCAAAAATGGCGATGTCGGCCATGGGTAGTCTCCAAAAATGAAAAAACCCGCTCAAGGCGGGCTGGATAAAGTGGCTGAGGGTCTTAACGAACGATCAGGAAATGGCTGGCCAAATCTTTCTCAGCCTCGGTGTCCAGCCCGGTCAAATGCACTTCACTGACTTCAGCCAACCGCACCACCGCGCGACCACGGCGCACCACGTCCGATTCACCTAACGGCCCGAAAAGGATCGCCACGGCAGCCTGGGTTCCGTCTTGGGCGGTTGGCTGATACGGCGCGAACTCACCTGTAGCAGTAACCATACCGAGGACCTGTCCCGGATTCAGCGCGGAGCCGGCGGCGACGTTGATCGTTTCCCGTGAAATGTTCCCGGCCCCTTCGGAGAGAAGAAACTCACCCGCGTGGATCGGCTCTTTTTTGATGGTCATGGTCTAGCTCCTTTCGCGCCGTGCGCGGTTCTAGATTGAGCGGCTTGTCGCGAGGCCCAAATCGAAGTGGGATCGGGTTGTTTTGCCAGCACCTTCGGTGCTGGGTCATTGTCGAGCGGCAAGGTATTGTCGATTTCAAAGCCCTTGCCACTGCCGACGATCTTGTCGAACAGGCGCGCTCGTACCGCCGCTGCATCCAAGCCAGCTGCGACGTATTCCGCACTGAACTCAGGCAGTCGCGCCGCAACGCAGAGATCATTAACCGCCTTGGCACGGGCGAGGCCGGCCAGGACGATTTCTTCGCTTTCGAGCTGGGTCGAGTTGAGCAACGGCGCGACCAGATTACTGATACCGCCCTCCGCGCAACGCTGAGTGATCATCAATGCCAATTTGGTCGAGTCGACCACAGGCGGTACCAATGGCGGATCGACCGGCTCCGGATCCATCTCCGGATCCGCTTCGGGTGGCTCGTCTAGTTGAGCCAGCAATTCGGCCGGTGCATGCTGGTAACGCTGCAGTACGCCACCCTGGCCGAGGCAGGCCTTGACCTTGACGCCGTCCCCGACTTCGTCGGCCAACCCCAGGGCCACTGCTTCATTGGCGGTGAGCCAGGTTTCAGCGGCGACCAGCCGGCGCAGCTCCTCCTCGTCGATGTTGGGCGCCTTCGCTTTGTATGAAGCAATGATTGCCTCTGTCGTCTGGTCGAGCACGTCGGCGACCTTGCGAAAGCCCTCGGCATCACCGGCCATGTAAGTCCATGGGTTATGGATCATCATCATGGCATTGGCCGCGATCACCACCCGATGGGCGCCGCATACAGCGACACTGGCGGCACTGGCGGCCAATGCATCAATGCGGCCAGTACAACGCTCACCCAGCCGAGCCAAGGCGTTATGCATGGCCAGACCATCGAACAGATCACCACCGACGCTGTTGAAGGCCGCGATGACGGGCGACACACCGTCATCCATGGCCCGCAAGTCTTGGGAGAACTGATTCGCGGTAATGCCCCAACCGCCGATCTCGCCATAGACAAACACTTCGATAGTGCGTTGATTTGTTTCGCCGCTGGCTTGCAGCGCGTACCAACTCTTGTCCTCGACTTTGACCAGCTTTCCGGCCTTGTCATAAATGCGCGGGCGGGTTTTCTTGCTCATTCTTGCTCCTTGTCGTCGATCTTTTCGAGGATGGCGAGAGTGTTGTAATTGAGGCCAAGCGCAGTGGCACGGGCCAGGTCGGCGGCGTTTTCTGCGTCGACGGTTTCAACGTCGTAGCCGGTGCGCAAGACCATTTCGCTGCGTGATGCAAAGCCGGCCTGCACCTCCATGCGTCGAGCCTGAACGTCCTGCACCGGTTGGATGTACGCCCAGCCTTGTGGCACCCAGCGGGTCCGCAAATATTCACGACGGCGTTGCGCGTAGTCCTCTAACACCAGGACACCGGACAGCACCGCCATGTCCATCCAGGCCGCGCGCACCGGGCGGCACAGCTGGTGCACATAGACGCTGAATTGCAGCTGCTCCAGGCGACGCCGAAACTCGTTGAGCACCACCCGTAATGCCCGGTCGTTAATCTCGCGCATGTCGCCGGTGAGGATTTCGTAAGGTGTTCCGGTACCCGCTGCGGCCGCCATCAGTTGCTGTCGCATGAAGTCTGGATAGTTGTTGCCCGCATCCGGCGGCTTGGAGAACTCGACTTCTTCACCAGGTCCCAGCTCCTGCATGGTGCCGGGCTCCAGCGCCACCATCGGCGTGAAGCCGTCATGATCGAGGCTCAAGGGTTGGCCGGTGACCGGATCCCTGGGTGTGGGTCCTGAATCCGGTGCCGGCCGGCTGATGAAACCGGCAAACAGGTTGGCCACCTCCTGGCGAAACAACACGGCATCGTCGTAATTGTCGAGACTGC